CATCAACACCAGGAGCGTATCTTTTCTTAAATAAAGAAGATAAAGGTAATTTTGAAGAGAACATTGAAGAAGAAAAAAGAATGTCGGTAGAAAGACATGTCGGAGAATCAGGAAACAAATCGCTTGACTTAATGAAGAAATTGAACGATTATTTAGGAAACAGATAAAAAAATTATTAAACATGGAACAAGGAGAAAAGTATTTCGTAGCAAAAGTTACAATTGATTCAGTAGATTCTGAAACAGGAAAAGTTAAAAAATTGAGAGAAGAAAAATTAGTGAACGGATTCACACCAACTGATGTTGAGGCGAAAATAACTAAGATTTTTGAGTCGTATACCCAAGATTGGAGAATTACGGCAATTGTTGAAAGTAAAATTGATGAAGTGATAGAGTAAATTAAATTTCAATAATAAATTAAAAGGAGACCCAAAAGGTCTCCTTTTTTATTTTTTGTCAAATGGGCGATATTTATTAAGTAATAAATAAACCGATTGGAATTGGGTTAAATTAAACTTTTTTCACAATTGGTAATATTTATATATAAAAATATATAACTCACAATGGCAAAAGAAAAATCATTAGTAGAAGATGCAATCATTCAAATGAAAAATTTGGAAGAAGCGGTTGCCGAAAATGCAAAAGGAATACTTGCTTCAACAATGTCGCAAGAAATCAAAGAATTGGTAAAAGAATCTCTATTTGAACAAGAATCAGATGACGAGGTTGAAGACGATGCTGATATGGACATGGACATGGATGACATGGATATGGATATGGACGCAGATGACCAAGATACAGACGTTGAAGACGATGACATGGAAGATGACATGGGAGATAGCCTTATGGGCGATGACGACATGGCAGAACCTATCGACTTAACTAACAAATCAGACGAAGAAGTTCTTCGTGTATTCCAATTGATGGGACCTGATGATAATATCGTAGTAACGAAAGACGCTGGCGGTAATATTAATCTTAAGGACAATCAAGCAAACAAAGAATATATGATTGTTGGTGAAGGAATGGAAGACATGTATGACGATGATGAAGATGAAGAAGAGTTTTACGAATCTGATTCTAATATTGATGACATCGTTGCAAAAGTTTTTGACGAGGACGACTCCGAAGAAATGATGGAAGACGAAGACATGTTTAACTCAGAAGAATTTGACGAGGAAGAAGACATGGTTGACGATGCTGACACTGACCAAGTTGTTTACGAAATCGCATTTGACGATGAAGATGAAGAAGAATTGGAAGAATGGGGACATTCTGAAAATCAATCTATGAGACATCACTTTAATATTAAAGATGATGAATTTGATTCTGAAGACGATGACATGGATGACATGGATGATGAAGACGACATGGAAGACATGGACATGAACATGTACGAATCTAAGTCAGGTAAGAAAACTATCAAACCAAAAGGAGTTGGAATGGGAAAAGGTCCTAACGTAAATGTTTACTCAAAAAAACCAAATCAAGGTACAGGTTTCAAAACAAAAATGAAACAAGGTCCTAAATCAGTTGGTACGGGTAAAGCAAAATTTGAATATAAAGACGGCGAAAACTCTAAGGTTGGTGCTAACAAAGTTGTTGGTACAATCAAAAAAGCAGAAACCAAAGAAGGTGTACGTACATTAGGTGCAGGTAGTAGAGCGGGTAGAAAAGGTGGTTTACCAAAACCAAGAGCTCACTCAGCGTTTAACACGGCACTTAAAGAAAGTACAACAAATGAAGTACAAGTTCTTAGAGAAAAGAATGAAGAATACAGAAAAGCATTAAACATCTTCAGAAATAAATTGAATGAGGTTGCGGTATTCAACTCAAACTTAGCATACGCTACACGTTTGTTTACTGAACACTCAACATCAAAACAAGAAAAAATCAATATTTTAAGAAGATTTGATGGTGTAGAATCAATCAAAGAATCTAAAGGTTTGTACAAAACCATTAAAGACGAACTTTCACCTACAACAAGTCAATCAATGAATGAGTCATTTGAGCGTAAAATTGAAAACGCACCAACGACAGGTTCAGCGATTAATTTAATTGAGAACAAAACTTATGAAAATCCTCAATTCCTTAGAATGAAAGACTTAATGTCTAAAATGAAATAAAAAATAAAAATAAACTAAAACAAAACAAAAAAAAATACTAAAATGGGAGCATTATTAGAATCAGGTCTTGTTGGTAATATCGGGTTAAAACACCTTAAAGTTATCAAAGAAGATACAATTAACAAATGGGATAAATTAGGATTCCTAGAAGGCCTTAAAGGTCACCTAAAAGAGAACGTGGCTCAGTTATATGAGAATCAAGCGTCTCACTTAATAAACGAAGCTACTTCAGAAGGTTCATCAGGTTCATTTGAAACTGTTGTTTTCCCTATCGTTAGACGTGTATTCTCTAAATTATTAGCGAATGATATCGTTTCTGTACAAGCTATGAACTTACCAATCGGTAAATTGTTCTACTTCGTACCTAAAATTCAAGGGTACAATGATGGAACTGCTCAACTACCGACTAATACTCCACCTTACGATGGTCAATCAGGAGCTCATTATGGTCCAGTTGGAGCGGTTGATGGTTTAACTGCGTCACAAGCACAATCTGGTACAGGTTACAACTCAGGTACTGGTACTTATAACCCTACTTACAAGAAAAATCTTTACGATTTATTTTATGAAGGAAATGAAGGTCAATTAGACCCTCCAGGTTTATTCGATTACTCTAAAGGACAATGGTCAGCGATTACTAGACCAACAACTATCCAAGTTTGGGAAAATGGTGGTTTAACTCCTTTATCTGAGGCAACTGACCCAACAATACTTAACGGTCAAAACGTTAGAAAAGTAATTATTTCTATGTGTGGATTTGCTGATACAGGTTCAGGAAAATTAATCGGACCTGATGGTAACGAATATGATTCTGAAACTTTCTTAGCGGATTTAAGAATTTATTCTAACACTGCTTGGAATACAGACGCATGGACTGCAAGTACTGCATCAACACAATGTCAAAATGTTTTTAACGCGGCTCACTTACCAAATTCATTATTGTTCAGAGTTGTTACTCAACAATACGGTCAAGGAATTGTGTCAGGATTAAACAGTATGCAATCAGCACCATGGGCATCTGAGGGTAATGGTGGTCAATTCAATAACATCTGTTCACCAACAGGTTGTATCTATTTAGAAGTTGATTTATCATGTCCAGCATGTGCAACTTGTGGTTCAGATACTTTAGATGGTTACACAGGAACCACTCTTGGTGTTGTTGAAGAAGGTATATTCAGTGCAGTATTCAGACGTTACAAAGAAATGGAATTTGAAGACAAAATCGGAGAAGTTTCTTTCGAATTGGATTCTGTTACAGTTTCTGTTTCTGAAAGAAAATTAAGAGCACAATGGTCTCCTGAGTTAGCTCAAGACGTTGCGGCTTTCCACAACATCGATGCTGAAGCTGAATTAACGGCTTTATTGTCTGAACAAGTTGCGGCTGAAATCGACCGTGAAATCCTTAGAGATTTACGTAAAGGTGCAGCATGGAACTTACGTTGGGATTACAACGGTTGGAGAAGAATTTCTGCAACAACTAACTACACTCAAAAAGACTGGAACCAAACATTAATCACTGCGATTAATCAGTTGTCAGCACAAATTCACAAATCTACTTTAAGAGGTGGAGCTAACTGGATTGTTGTTTCTTCTGAAGTTTCTGCGATTTTTGATGATTTAGAATACTTCCACGTATCTAACGCGTCTCCTGAACAAGACCAATACAACATGGGTATTGAAAGAGTTGGTACATTAGCTGGTCGTTACCAAGTTTACCGTGACCCTTACTTTCCACCAAACCAAGTTTTGATTGGACACAAAGGAACATCATTGTTAGACACAGGTTACATCTACGCACCATACGTACCATTACAATTAACACCTACAATGTATAATCCGTTCAACTTTACACCGATTAAAGGTATAATGACGAGATACGCGAAAAAAATGGTAAATAACAGGTTTTACGGAAGAATTACCGTAGATGGTGTTAGAACATTTGATTTAAGAGAATTGAGATAATCAAAATCTTAAAGAATAACACTAAAGGGACAAGAAATTGTCCCTTTTTTTATATACATTTGTTAACAATTTATTTTTTGGACAAATGGGTTATATTTATTAATATGAGAAAAATAAAATTAACAGAATCGCAGGTTAGTGAAATAATAAAACTATATACAGAAGATTTATTAGGTTCCCCCACTATTAGTGAAAAATTAAAAATACATAAAACAATTATCTTAAATACTCTTAGGGATAATGGTATTGTCCTTGGACCATCAGGTAGAAGAAATATTGGTGGCAGAGAAGTTGCAATGAAAAAATACGAATCAAAACCTGAAACAAAAAAACGTAAAAGAAAAAATTACAATAAATGGTACGAAGAAAACAAAGAACATCGTAAAGAATACCTTAAAGAATACCGTGAAAAAAATATTGATAAGATTAGACAAATAAAACGTGATTACGAAAGAAATCGTAAAGCTAATGACCCCCTCTATAAACTAATCAGTAATTTCAGGACGGCAATCTACACCGTATTAAAAGAAAGTAATGTGGACAAATATGGTCATTACTTTGATATATTACAATACACACCTGAAGAACTAATAAAACATTTAGAATTACAATTTAAGGATGATATGATATGGGGAAATTATGGTGAATGGCACGTTGACCACATTAAACCAATCTCGTCTTTTAACATTGTTGAGATGGGTGATGAGGAGTTTATGAAATGTTGGTCATTGGGTAATCTTCAACCTATGTGGGGGGAAGAAAACATACGAAAGTCTAATAAGATTTTATAGTTGCTCATTAATTTATACGATTTATTCATTTGATTAATATTTTAATGAATTACATTCGTCAATATTGTGTTGATGGACTATATTTATAAAAAAGAATTATTATGAAAAAAGTATTATTATTTTTAATGTTTTTAATTACGTCCCCAGTATTTTCACAAGGGGTGGGAATTAATACCGATGGAAGTTCACCGAACACATCAGCAATATTGGATGTTAAATCGACATCACAAGGAGTCCTTATCTCAAGGATGACTGAAGCAAATAAAAATGCTATAACATCACCAGCGACAGGGTTGATAATTTATCAAACAGATATTGTGTCGGGGTTTTATTATTATAATGGAACAATATGGGTTAAAATGTCTGTAGATGGTGATAATATTAAAAACGGAACCTCAATTCAAACATCGGCTAATTATAATATAGATGGGAATGGAACATTAGGGGGAGATATTAATGTTAATGGTCAAGATATTAATGGTTCGGGTATTAATGGAGGAACCAGCGGGATATTAAGAATTAATTCAAATACAGATGTTAGAGTTGCGTTAGATAAAGACGCCAATGGAAGTCAGCAGTTTGAGGTAACCAATGACGGAGGGTCAACCTCAGTGTTTTCGGTGACTGAGGCGGGGAATGTGACAACTAAAGGTTATGTTAGAATGTTAGAATCAGGAACAACACCAACACTATATACGGCAATACAAAGTGGGGATTTAACAGGTTCTAATTTAACTTTAACTTTACCAACATCTGCAGGTACCTCAGGTCAATTTTTAAAAACTGATGGTACAGGTGTGACTTCATGGAGTACTTTAAGTCAAAGTTCATCAACTACTTATCAAACCGCGGCTCTTGTACCAACAACCACAACATCATCAGTTGTTACAGGATTAACCACAACTTTTACTGCTGATGCCAATCACGTTTATTATATATCAACAACGGGATGTGTTTATGACGCTTCTGCAACAACAAATAGAAATGTTAACTCACAAGTTAGTATTTTTGTTGACGGGGTAGTATTAACCGCAGGAACTCAAGTGGCTTGTGCCCAAAATTTAGGTACAGTATCTTTATGGACCTACGGTAATTGGTCATTAAATCAGGTAGTATCACTTACTGCTGGGTCACATACAATAGATGTTAGAGCAAATAGAAGGTCTGATTCTAATATTGACAATCCTACTGTTGGTGGAGCATCAGGAACTGTTTGTCAAGGACAATTAACTGTTATGGTTATTTCTAAATAAAATCGTATAATGAAAAAATTTATAATTACTTTATTCGTTTCTTACGGTCTTTTGGGGTATTCTCAAAACGCAACCTTTAAAGCGACAGGAGGGGTTAATATTGTTTCAAGTAGTGACCCCTATTTGGTTTTAAATAATACCGACTACGATAACGTATCATCAACAAATGTTGGTGGTAAGTGGATTTTCATAGGAACTAATCAACAAACAATAAGTGGGACTCAAACATCCTTTTATAAGGGTACATTTAATAATCCTAATGGATTTATAGTATCAACACCTGTAACATTTAGTGATGAACTAAATATGATTACTGGAATTGTATCAAATACAAGTACAATTGAAATTGGTACAGGGATATCAAATGTGGGGATTTTAAATTGGACTGACGGAACGATTACAGGTCAACTTAAAAGATGGTTTGACGGTACAACAAACTCAACTCAATCAAGTGGAATTTTTCCAATTGGTACATCATCATATAATCGAAATATCATTATTAATTATACTGAATCAACTTTAGGAGGTTATTTAGTTGGTGAATATGTGGTAGGGTTACCATCTATGAGTAACATATATAATGGATTACCGTTAATGTCGTCAGATGCTCAGTTAGTTACTGATTACGTTCCTGATGGATATTGGAGTATTACTCCTGATAGTTACAGTAGTACAATCAATACTAAAAAATATTCAACAACGATTAGGGCAAACACTCTTACAAATATCATTGATAGAAATTTAACAAGGATTATTAAGAATGTCGGACCTTCAAATTCTGTATGGTCTGCGGGAGGAACTCACAATTCAATAAATGGGGTTACAGATTTAGATTATACATTAGTTAGTGATGATGTTATTGGTTTTAATTGGTTACAAGTTGGAATTGTTAATAACACGGCTCTTCCAATTGAGTTACTTTCCTTTACAGGAAAACAAGTAGATAGAGTTAATGTTTTAAATTGGGTTACCGCAAGTGAAATTAATAATGATTATTTTTTAATTGAAAAATCTTTGGATGGGGTCTATTGGGGTAAGTTGGGGGTTGTTGTTGGGTCAGGGAACTCAACAAGTAAACGTTACTATTCTTTAACAGATTATAATCCTATCGAGGGAGTTAATTACTATAGACTGACTCAAGTCGATTATGACGGTGTTTATAAGGTACATAACATTATTAGTATTGATTTTAACACTAAATCCAAGTTAGTTACATTGTATCCAAATCCAACATCCGACTTAGTTACAATTAACTCAAATACATCATTTAACTTAGTTAAGATTATGAGTGTTAATGGTGTTTGTGTTGGGTCGTTTAACATTAATAACACCAAATCACATGCTTTCAGTGTTGGGGACCTTGATAATGGTTTCTACTCAATTATGGTTTATTCTGACAATATTCTAAAAACATTACCAATAAAGTTCGAAATCATTAGATAAAAGTATTTATATTATATGAATGCTTTAAGAGAACTAATTAAGGAAAATCTATTATTAGAGAAAAGAATTGCTCAAATTGTACATGAGATACAAACTCAGTTCAATTTTGAGGTTTCAAGAACAACCCATTCTTCTGATAGGTCAACAAGACCCGAATTAAAAGATTCGTACAATCAAAGAGAAATTACCAATTTAGAAGTAAAAGAATTTGTCGCCTTATTCGTTAGAGAGATTGCGGAAAGAATTGTTTACCGTGAAATTAATAATGGTGATGCGTTTGTGATTAAATCAAACAAGTGGGAATTGGCTCTACCAATTATACCAATTCATAATGGGGGTTCAAGTTGGACTTTATTATTCAGTACTGCCTTTAGAGAGTCTGAGGGTAATCCGTTTAGAGTTGGTAAAAATCAATTAGTCTTGTGGAGATAAAAAAGGGGTGGACATTGTATCTTAATCGTCTTCCATTCCACCCGATAAGTTAGGATTGTTTCGTTCTAACTCGTTGTGATTAACTGTATCTTAATTGTTTCCCTTAATCACATTACAAAGATAAGCAAATATATTGAATCCACAACTTGTTTTTTCAAAAAAATAGATATTTATATATTAAACAGAAATAGGTATGAAAAAATTATATTTTTTAAATGAAGAAGAATCGACAAGAATTCTAAATCTTCATAAAGAGGCGACTAAAAAACAATATCTTAAAGAAGATGACGATATGATGTCATCTGAAAATGAGTTAGCTGAAGATGGTGTAATGGCGTCAATGGCCACAGGTGCAGCAATTGGTGGGGCCGTTGGTTTGGTTCCAGGAGCAATTATCGGTGGAGCGATTGGATTAATTAATGGATTAATTAATGGTGGAAATTATTCTTACAAAGGTGCCGAAAGAATCTTACAAGCTTGTGGGAATTTAAAAGAAGTTGGTAAAGCAACAATGAGTAGAGCCACACTAAATGGTATTGCCGATGGTATTAACGCGGCGGTTGATGGTATGGGTACTGATGAAACCGCAATTAAAAGTAATCTACAAAAAATTACAACAATTCCTGATTTATGTGCAATGTCAAATACATATAAAACAAGACATGGTGAAAGTTTATTCGCAGCGATTGATGGAGACATCGATTCTGAGGGTGAATGGAAAAAATATGTTTTTTTACCATTATTGGACGCATATCAAAACAGTGTTGACCTTGGTAAAAAATTGGCCGCACAGAAGGAAACAAGTAGCGTAAAGGGGTTTGAAAAATTCCCTTGTATTCCAAGTAACCCAAAGGCAAAACAAGTAAAAATGAGTGACGGTAGTGTTGCGTACGCAATTGACGGGGTTTACTACTACGGAAACGGTAGAAAAAAATTGGCAGATGGTACTATGGCTAATTATACTTGTAACACTAATGCGGGTAATAAAAAGAAAAGTGGCTCAACAGTTAAACAAATAACAACACCTTCAGACGCAGATTTAGATGCGGTTTTAGGTAAATTATAAAAAAATATGAAAATGAACAAACGTATAATTATTTCTGAATCAGAAAGACAAAGTATTTTAAACTTACATACTTCGTATAAAAATAACTTAAATGAACAAGTGGCACCTGTTACGACTGCGACAACAACCGCGGCTCCCACTGCAGGAACGCCTGTGGTAGGTAGAAAAGTTGATTGTACGTCAACTAAAAATCCTGCAAGATGTAAACAAAAAGTTTTAGACGTACAAGTTAAAATTAATGACAAATGTACAAAAATAACACAAAAACTTGTTGAGGACGGGGTTTATGGTAATAATACCTTAAATGCAATCAAGACTTGTACAGGAATGGATTTATCAAGTAGTGGTAAAACACCTATAAGTGGGGCTACGGCAACAACTATAACAACAACTGTGGCTCCTGTTGCCGCAACAACTATTACTAACGATTCGTTAACTAGTTAAACCACAATACAATCAATTATTCTACTTGCCGTGGAGTAATTCGTTGCTAAAGGAATGTCATGAACATTACATATCCTTAATAACATACTAACATCCACTTGATGTGGGTGAACTTCCAAGGGGTCGATGAAGAATATAACTACATCGACCTCTTTGTTTACAATCATTGACGCAATCTGAGCGTCACCTCCCATTGGTCCACTAAACATTGTTCGAACCTTTTGTAGACCCGCATGTATTAAATGTTTACCTGTAGTTCCTGTGGCAATCACCTCAACATTTTTTGATGTAAAAAAAGGAATTCGTTTCATTACAAATGAAACCATATCAGCTTTCTTACCATCATGGGCAATCAATGCAATTCTAATTTTGTTCATCTTGGATAGGGTCTTCTATTTTTGATAATGTTCTAATACATTTTGAGATTACCTCCGTTTCACCTAAAGAATATACCCCCGATTCATGTGCGTGTTTAACCGCCTGAATTAGAACGTATATTGAGTTGTCTCTGTCCATTGTTTGTAACAAGACATCCAAATGGTCCTCATTTAATAGAGGTATGGTGTTAAATAATTTTCCAAATAGTTTTTGTTCTTCCATTTTAATAGTATAAGATATTTATAAGTATAAGTAATAATTTTCAGAATGTTAAGAGATATTGTAAACAAGGTAAAACAAGAACTCATTAAGGAGGCGACAGGTGATAGTGGTAGTAGAGGGTCATACGTTGGTCCTATGCAACCTGGTACAAAGGAGTTTGATAAAACTGCCTTACAACCTTTTAATGTCCCCGTATCGAAGTATAATGACGCAATGTTGGCTTATGATAGTTATGATGGTAAAATGAGTTTACCTAAGAAACAAACCTCCAAGATTGAACGTAACGCCAAGAAAGAATCTGACTATCTTAAGAAACATCCTAACCTAACATCAAGTGATGATGATGGTAATAATATTAATCAAACGCCAGGTAAAGGGGTTAAAATGGTACCAATTAAAGAGGCGGGTACATCAATAACCGCTGGATTATATAATGGGCCTATGGAGATTGGACTAAAAAAATGGAGGAAAGAACATTTAGGACCGTTCCAAGAGTTTGTTGATACTGAATTTAACCATAAGAAAAAACAAAAAACTTTAAAAAACAATATTAGAAAAGTTGTTGGTGTTTGGGAAAAAAATCCTGACGGGTCTTATCATACTCCTGAACACGATGTTCACACTGTTAATGAGTGGATTGAAATACTGCCTGTTGATGAAAATCCGTTAAGGAATTTCATCAAGAGTGTTTTGAGGGAATCCCTCTGAAGATTCTATTTTATCTAAAATGGTGCGTAAAGAATGTTTAATTTGAGATTTAACTTCCTCTTTATATTGTTGTCGGATAACTTCTGTCTTATTATCGTACATCTTCGTTAGTCTATCCCACTCTCTGTCATATAATGTGACATCATAATGATACACATGATTTGTAACACTAATATGTCTATCATCAAGAATAATAAATAACCCTAATTCGGAGTTTTTAATATAACGTTCTCCTGATAATGGAGCAATAAGGAATTTTGATTTTGGGTGGTTTATTAACGACCTACAAATCCCCAAACAAATTCTTTGGCTATCGGTTAATTTTTCAATAGATTTTAGACCTGTATATCGAGTCCAAACTACCCATCTGACATATAACCGTTTAAATATTTTTTTCATAATTTACTTTTACTTCTAACAAAGATATACAAAAAATATCAATTATAAAAGTATATGAGTTAAAAATCGAACTTATTATTTTTCATATACGCGTTATCGGCATATTTTAAAAAATCTTTACCATAGATTACGGACAGTCTGTTCATAACCAATTGAGGATTTTTTCTCATATAACGTAAAATATCTGCAGGAATTTGGTCACTATATTTTCCAAACAACCCTTCGATATCTTTTTCTCTTGGGGTCATTTTTATATGTGGTTCTACGGTAAATTTAGGTTTACCTATTTCATCATCGAATTCTTGTTCGTTAATGATTCTTTTAACAAGTCTGTTTAAATCGGACTCAGTTAGTTTAACTATTTTTTTCATATTGTTTACGAGTTTAATCCGTTTATTCCTCCTAATGCGATTGCGTCTAAAAGGACTACCGCATGACCTTGTTCGTTTGTCCAAGTAGGGTGTGGAGGTGTTATTGATACTGTATTACCACTACAATCGATAACACATACATTATATTCAGTTCCTGCCGATATTGGAGCGTTACATTCAGAACAATCGTCAAACGGCCCTGAAACGTATGAATAAAATGTTTCTCCCGTTGATGTTAACCCTGTAAAAGTAGCACAAAATGGTGTACCAAGACCAAATTGTATTTCATAAATCATACCTATTGTAGGGGTAACAAATTGGTCACAAAAGCCAGCGGATTCTATATTAATTTCTTCTTCTGTACCACATCGTATAAATTGAAAATTTAAAGGCTCTAAACCATCATTTGATAAACACGCACAACAATCGTCATATAGGTGACCAAGTACAATATTTGTAGTTATAGCACTAAGTGTTACCTCCCCAACAGTACCACAAAATAAGTCCTCGACAATCGAGAACTGTACTGTAGCTCCCGATGCGTAGGTTGTTGCTGCAGAAAGAATGTATACATCATTAGTCAAACATTCATTTATAATATAATTTGTCATTTTAATTTGTTTTTATATAAATATCTCGTTTAGTTATTTAATCCGTTTATTCCCCCTAATACTATAGCATCTAACAGAACTACCGCATGACCTTGTTGGTTTGTCCAAGTAGGGTGTGGGGGTGTTATAGACATAGTGTTACCACTACAATCGATAACACATACATTATATTCGGTTCCTGCACTTATCGGTGGGTCGGAAGGAGTACAATCAAAACAAATATCATAATAATTTGTTATAGTTGGAGTAATTCCTGTTGGTTGTTGTGGACATGGATTCGCAATGAAATAACACTCTCCATTAGTTTTAAAAACATAAAATTCTTTTGGTCTAGAGTAAGCATGTCTAACATAATCCTCTTGAGTTAAATTAAACACGGAATATTGGCCTGTTGAACAATTAATTGCTCTAACACCAATATTACTAGAGGAACATTCATCACATGTAATTGGATTGTTGGATGTAAAATATTCCCCTGATATACTTGTTCCGACAGGTTCAGTTAGTGTAACACAAATAAATGGAACACTACCCCAAGATAATTGATAAGTATCACCAGAAGTTGCGGTTGACGGAACTGAAACATTAAATACATAAGTGGTTGCTGAAGTACATGCGGTCGCCGCATATAAAGTTCTAATAGCATTTAATTGACAGTCCAAACAATTGACAAAAGTTTCAAAATTATATACATAATCGTTACCTGAATCTCCTTGATTAACGCTTGTAACTACTATACAACCATGTAAAGGATGATAAAGAAAATCTCCCAAACTAACATATTGATAGGTGGTTGTACTACCTACAAGTTCGGGAATATCACAACTTGACCATTTTATAGTAAACCCATTACATTCAATACATTCTTGACATGTCGGTGTTGGGTCAAAATTTAAATAATAATTTATTGTAACAGTTTCGCCAGTTGGCCCAACAACTGTAAAACATCCTAAGTCAGTTGACAAACTAGATACCTCACCATTATTATATAACGCTGATGCCCAAACGACTTCGGTAATTTCAGGTTTTAAACAATCACTAAGTAATAATTTTGTATTACCTGACAACAAACATTCCTCACATTGTCGTCCTTCATCAATTCCAAAATCACTTATAAATGTATAGTCAAAAGAACAAGGACCTGGTGATGTTCCTTGCACCACACCACAGTATAAGTCAACGCCATTAGAATATGAAATTACATGACCAACTAATTCAGAATTAAAACCAATAAGACCGACACAATCTGTACTTGTGTCAGTACATCTTTCAACCTGATAGGATACGGTACTACCCGTTACACAATCAGTACATCCTGTATAAACGTCATTAATGCTATCAACAATCCCAAAGGCACCATTTGATAGTCGTAGATTATAATCCTTTTCACTACCTTGAGATATCCTATCAATTTTGAAACACGAAGATATTGGTCTCCCTCCAAATGATATTGTCCCATTAAATACTTCTCCTATTATCGGTACACCTGTAAAACTATCATAAGTAACAAGATACATAGTATCCCTTATACAATCGGATATTGTAACAAATCCATAATTCGCTCTTAAACAAACATCACAAGTTGCGTATTGTGTTTGTGCGGAAATGGTACTACTGAGGTCACTGATTAATGTGGTTATCTCATAACAATAATAAATTCCTGTAGGTGTTAGGTCATTAGTTGCCGACCAAATTTGACCAATAAGCGGGGAAAAAGAATTAAAGTTAATAGAAGATGATACACCATTTATACATAATGTTGAGTTAGGAGTTGCCATATTATTTAGTATTTACTATTTGAAATTTTATTTGTCTTTTATAAGTGTTGACCTCTCCTGAACTCTCAACCTTAATATCTATAAAGTATTCATTCGGTATTTTATCTCTTGTATCAAACATGAAGTAATACTCATTTGGGGTTCTGTTTATCTTTGTCCAATCTTGTACTTGTACTTCGGTCTGACCTTCTCTAACATATACTCTATATGAAGCATCAACTTTCTGTAATAATTTATTTGTACTGTAAGCTTGTTTAATAACTACACCGACCTTTCTAATATCGGTATTTAAGATTTTTTCATCTTGTTTAATACCATAAAAATCAAATCCGTATAATTTAGGGTCAACCGATGTTGTTCCTATTTGGATTGAGTTTTTATATGGATATAATGTAAAGTCATTAGTTATTGGTGGAATTGGGAATCCGTTTAAACTTAAGTTATACCATTTATCTGAGAAAGTACAAGGTGTTTTATAACCTGATAATGGAGGTATTACCACTTCGTAAACCCCTTTAGTTTTTTGACAAGTTGTTAATCCTGTTAATCCAGGTATTTCACTACCTGACGCATCCAATATAGTCACACTCGGTAAATAATCTAAATTAACAGGTTGGCCATTGTCGTATAGATACAGGTAAAGTCTGTTAACATGTCCTAACGTGAATAGATTTCTATCGTCATCAATTAAGTCATCATAGTTAGTTTCTAAAAAGGGTTCGTAGAATGTTTGGGTATGTCTTGTAAAGAATTGTACTTCATACGCGTCAGTTAATCCGATTAGGTTTTCTACTTGAGGTTTATAAGCGATGCCCCATCCTGATACATTTGTTAAACTACCATCCAATATACTATTAATTTCATTAGTCATATCAAAACTAACATTCTCATTACCAAACTCAAAATGTTGTACGTCAACAATAGTTAACGCACTATACGGAACTGTTCCCATATTCATGTTGTTGTAAATTCCTGGCTCAGTCCACACACCAATAGTGGTTGTTTGAACCCAATTAGAAGGTCTGTCAGAGAAGTTCTTATCAAAGTTACTATAATCATAGATTAAGTCCGCAAAGTCATAACCAACCCCTTCATCCCACACTTGTGGTGTTGACTCGTCATCATTAATGTACGGAATTCTAAATAAGATTAGGTCAAACGAAGTTGCCCTCATTCTTGTCTGAGACGTTTTAGTGTTCAACAGTTCAACATTAAACCATGACGTATTAGTCATTCTTAACGTATGTTTAGTTGTGTCGGGACAAGTGGTACTGATAGTACCATAAAAAACCTTTTCCATTAATAATGAAAGGTCTAAGTCAAAAATAAAACGACTATACCCATTTGGAAACTGAGAGGTTGCCAAAGAGCCATAAAATAGTTCCGTCACAGGGTTTCTTCCTGTGTTGGTAAAACTATTAGATACTATCGTGTTATTTTTACTGAAATACGAATTGTTAATTGACATTGAATACTTTATTCAATAAATATCAATTAATTCGGATATTTTGATTTAAGATTGAATTTTCAGCGTCGGCAAGTATTTGGTCAATCTCTGTTGTGGTCTGGCCATTACCTGCGGCAACAGGTACAGGTGGTTTTGTTGCAATTTGGTGGACGTGTCCTTTAACAAATGAAAAGATTTTTCTAAGTAGTATCATTAGCTCATCACCTCTTACAGAAGGGTATGTTATGTTCGAAAGACTTTTCTCGTCTCCAATAAATTTCTCCTGAGGAATACCATATAAAGTTTGTCGTAAACTAATTTGTCCTTTAGGTCCCGTTGAGTCTTGTGATAATAAATAAACTCGTTGAGCCCCTAACACTCCATAAGTAATTGATGATGGGGTAAATTCTGCAGGTGTGTATGTTTCCTTTTTAATCTTGGATTGTGGTCCGATTAATGGTTTACCGTTTTTATTCTCAGATACCAAGAAAAACCCACTTTTTGAGTTACTTGTTGTTAATTTTATTTTAGAATGAAATCTAACATAGTTTGTCAACTCGACAACGTCATCGGACACTGTTGATGCGGAAAATTTTATACCTTTTTCATAAGTTAGTTTTGATGGTGTAACAATGAATGGGAACGAGTCGTTAGAAAAGTTTTGTTGGTTTGGGTGATAACCCTTTACGTTAAGGTTATCAATAACTTCTGTGGGTATATTTAAAAATCCCTCAAATAACCCTGTCACAAATTTATTGATTAAGTAAACCGCATCGTCAAACGAGACATTATCAAATGTCAACTCCTCTAATGGTCCTGTATAGTTAGTTCCTACAGACAAATTAGTGATTGTTTTGGGGTTAAAGTTTGCGGTGGTAATCATGGTTGAGGTTGGTAAAACGTTATATAAACCAACATAACCAAAAAAAACATTTTGAGTATTTTCAAGATTTTCAATATTCCATACAACCATTTTTTTAACAACTTTAACAATTTCTTGTAATTTGGTTTCAGTTTGTGGTTCCCCTAAAACTTTTGTTTGAGTAAA